TACTCTCGTTCCGTCGAATCCTATTGTAAGGTTAGGTGACCCAAAATAGACGCGAGTCGGACAAACCAACCCTGCTAAGTTTTCATTTAAAATTCGTTCTTTGGCTTTTAAAAAGTTCTCAGGAATATAAAGCTCATCAGCATCAAGTGTTAAAAAGTGTGTATATCCCAACTGTTTAGCTTTTAATAGGCCGTAATTCCGTTTGTCAGTTTCTGATTCCCTGGGGCCCCGGAACTGTGGCTCCCTTAAATAGAATTGTGGATGTTGCAAAACCCACTCAGGGATGAGAGAAATTTCCCCATAGTTAGACCGATTGGAACCAATGATAATAACCCCGTCAACCAACGGAGTGATGTTTTTTAAGGAATATTTAAGAAATTCCCAGTCGGCCCATAGGTTATAAATTGCGGCTAACCTCATTTAAATTCTAGCATAAATCTTGTTATATTTGACTCGTTCTGTCACAATCCAATAGGCAGAAGGTAAAAAAACCATAGCGCCGGAGCCTGGAAAACTTCGGCGCACTTATTTCTGAAGGTAACTTTCCCACTTGTCCCCTTTTGGATGTGGGCATGTTTCATCGTTGAGTCTCGCCTTTGCTTGTAAGGGACACAAACAAACACCGCAAACAAAGGCTTTTCTCAACTCGCACCTCGAACATATCGCCAGCCTTCGTTGGGCTATTTCGTTGTTCCTGTTGGTCAGCCAGTACCACCATGCTAAAAGTATTCTCATATATACCCCTTTAGTTTAAATACTACCGTTGGGTTAGGTTCCGGGTACTGCTCCCCTACATATCCCAAATATGTACCCCCTTTTTGAAAGGTTAGCCCCATACGTTGTGCGATGATTGACCCACAAGTCATGTCGTGTCTATGGTCTTCCCACGTTCCCTTAAAACAACCGGCTAAAGCTGATTCTTTCCACTGGCGGAACCATTCCATAGCTACCGCATTTTGTCTGTGAAGCCCTAAGAAACCCGCTGAAAACATATACATTCCCCCAGGGACCGCTAATTCATTTTCTGTCATATTGAAATAGTCCCTAGTAAATTGGTTCGTCCACGTTCCCACCCACGCCCCGGCTTCCTCCATAAAATACCCGTCAGTCTTTATGATGTTGTCAATTGTAGAAATGTCCCCTACCCGCCACAGTGAAGCGTCACACCATAAGACAACGTCATCCCGCTGAAAGGCTTTTTCGATTGAATGGATCTTAAATTGATATGGGCTTTCTTTATGGGATGGGGAGTGTATCTGTCCGTAGTCGTTTATCAACATCATCCGGTGACCACGTAAGGAGTCCCTTAAACGCCATTGTAATTTGTAATAATAATGGGTTGCAAAGTTTACAATTATCATCTGCTGAATGCTAAAAGGTTTTTAACGATATACCACGGCGCTCCAAGTTTCTCCCATGCTTCTGAAATCTCCCCGGTTAACACTTCATTGTAAATAAGAAACTCGCTGAACTCCATTATCCAGAAGTCTCTAGTCTGGCAGTTGATATGCCCCGTTCCTTCCTGACCGGGCGGTGCTGCTGTGAATAGTAAAGTTTTACCGGTAGCGTTTACAAGGTTCTTAATGAATTGGTTAGTGCCTTCAGGTTCAATATGTTCCGCAGTTTCGAAACTAATTACTGTGTCGTATTTGCCGCAATCTATTGGTCTGGTGCAATCACGGTATTCGATATGTCCATAAAGCTGTTTAGGGGTAAATTCTTCGGCCTGTTGTGAAATCTCATAGCCTTTTATTTTAAGGCCTAATGCCCACGCTGGCTCTAAATAACTTCCTATCCCACATCCGAAATCTACAACGCTTTCAGGATTGTATTTTGTAATGTAGTCAATCATACAACGTATTGCTTGTTCCCTGACATGGGTTTTGTGCCATTCGAAGAACTCACGGTCGTAAAGTTTTATGTCAAACTCTGGCATAGCAGACGTTCTCCCCTGACGTATAAATCAACTTGAACCCGTCCAAATACTTCTCGTATTCTCTTTTAATATGTTCGTGGCTATTCCATTCAAGAACTATTAAACGTGTTTTAGTTAAGTCCATATCTGGTAGAATGTTAAGCTCGTCACCCTCACAATCCATCGAAATCATATCAAACTGTTTTATATACAACCTATTAAAAGCGGTTTTCCACTTGAACGTTTTCACCTCGATAGGATCATATTTAACAGTTCTCTTAAAACGATCCATCTCTTTAGCGTGAAAAGTGCTAACCAGGCCAACGTCGGCAGCAGAACAAAGCGGACCGGACTCGTTAAGAATCGCTTTGCCGTTGTGGTCACTAATTGCCCATTCATAAATGTAATATCCTTTGTAACCGTTATAAAGTTCTTTGCATCTGGTTATAGCTTTTGGACTCGGATCTATTAGAACTCCTTTCCATCCCCGCAAAGCCAAAGCTCTAGTATTGGAAAACGTCTGGCAGTCGTTACAACCCAAATCAAGGAAGGTCCCTACATGGTCACCGAAATATTCTAAAATGTATTGTTCTTCAAGATTCTGACTGAACATAATTTGTTATTTTATCCGCTTCGCTTGTTTGTGCACTGTGATTATATTGGTGAAGGATGGCTGTTGAATGTGCTTCAGTTTCACAGTGTTTTAATACCTGTTCAAACCACTTCCAATCCTCCCCATAGTTGATATCGTCGAACGTGTGGAGTTTAGCGAACTTACTCCTAACAGGGCTAATATGCCAAGCTCGACGCCTAGCTATCCTATTGGCTGAAAGTTCTTCATTATCAGGATAGGCCAAACTCATGTCCACTAATCCCCAGTAATTGTCTAATTTGGCTATACTCCAAAAGGTGCAAACGTCTTTGTTTTCGTTACACATCCTCACTAATAACTCCATGTAATTTGGCGCTATGCTTTCATCGTCGTCAAGGAAACATAGATACTTTCCGTTGGCCGCATTGACCAACTTTTCACGTTTCTTTCCAATCGACAACCCACCATCTAAAAACCGTTCTGATCCATCGATAACTATTTCAATCTCTCCTAGTGTTGGGTGAACGGTTTGCATGTATAATTTTTGCCTATACAGTTCAGTAGCTAACTTTGACAAAATGCCGTAGCGACTTGGAATGCTTGGAATCAAAATACTTAACACTATCATATCTTTCGTAAGTGTATTACTATATCCCTATGGTCTGGCAGTAGGTTATCGTTCACCACTTCCCAGTTATCGTCTATTATCAAATCCAACGTCCGTAAGTCCTGACAGAAATGGCCCATTGGCAGAAAGTCACCTAGTTCATATCCCTCTCCGTATTTGCTTGTATGCCTGTAATTTGAAAGCATGAACACAAAGTCCCCTCCGAACTTTAACGCCTTGTTAATCCCTTTTAAGTACTTACTTAAAGCATCATTTGATAGGTGACAAAAGACATTGTAACTAAATACAAAGTCCATCGAATAGGCAGGAACCGGGCACTCAAAGTTCCTGTCTGGTAGTTCTATGTAGGTGAAGTTCTCATACTCCTCAAAGGCTTTAGGTTTCCTGATTACATCCATCACGGTCAGGTGATTGAATTGGCCGATCATACGTTGGGTAAACGTCCCTCCTCCAGGTCCTATTTCTAAAGCGTCCTTGTGTGGTGAAAAGAAAGGGAATAATCCTACTTCACAGACAGCGTCTATGCCCATACCGTAGCTGAAAGGCTCTAAATATCCCTCCTCTCCCCATGCTGTTTGGAAAAACATTTTATCGAAGTCTTTCATCTAGCCCTCCTTTGTGCGAATCTCATAACCGGATTACAATCATACCAATACAAATCTTCCTCTATGTGTACCTCTGTTTTCAATAGTCCCCTGTCGTGGATCTGTTTGGCCCATAGGTAATCTTCCTGCACCCACAAGTCTGGGAACTTAATATGTCTGACCTTTTCTCTTTTGAACACGCACAAGTGATTAGGGAACCTGTAGAAATGACCGTTCTTTTCTTCGTATCGACTACCTAACTTAATAGTGAAGTTTTGCCTATTAGCCCCGTGTGTTGTCATCCATCCGTTGAAAGTAATAACGTCCGGGCCAGTCTGCATAGCTTTGACTATTTCATCCACGTAGTAAGCTGAAACGTGATCGTCGTCATCGGCAAAGCAGAAGTAATCAGAGGTGGTTTGTTCTATCAATAAATTCCTTTTAGTTCCAGTTGGCATTCCCCGTCCGGCATCGTGTTTCTGTGTGTAAACTTTGTCTTTGTGACGTTCAATCTGTGGGTCAAGGATATTAGTCAGCCTCTTTAGTTTGTCGGCCCGTTCCGGCAGTGTACAGATCAAAATTGCAAGGTTACTCACTGAATTGCATCCGTTTATGTTTAGCAAATAGCGCCTTACCTTGATCCCAATTCTTTGCACTTCTCCTGTAGGTGTCGTCGTCTTCAGCCTTACCTATTGATACGTGTTCGTGTGGGAATTTCAAATGAGGTGCAAATTTAAGATAGCCTAGTTTCTGAGTCCTATGGTATAAATGCTCGTCACAAAACATCGACTTATATTCAGGATGAAAGAAGTATCCTAATGCCTCATAACACGCCCTATTCATGATGGGAATAGTGAGAACCTTGACATGGAAAACCTGTAGACAGTCGTCCACCTTTATAAGCGTTGGCCCTGAATACTTTGCAAACTCTTTCTCAATTAAATCAGACCAGTATTTTGGACACTTGAAATCATCTGATAGGTAGATTAATATGTCGCCTGTACTTCTTTTAGCGGCCCTATTTGTAGCTTGAACTACAGATTTATTATCTTCACAAAGAGCATTTGAGCCAGAAAAATAAGGCCCGTATTGATAGTTAAGTGTGTCGCTTGTATCTGTACTTATGATGTGTTCAAATTCTTCAACGCCATACCCTGAAAGGTCAACCCAGTCCATCCATGTATCGTATGCTTTCTTTGGGCGGCCGCGACTTGGGTGCAAGAGACTGATCATGCTAGTGGTAAATAAGTTATTCTATAACCCTTCATTTCCAGATAAAGGCTGGGGCACCTTTCAAGAACAAAAGGGCAAAGCGGATAATCAGTCATCCCTAATTTACTTTGAACGCTTCTTAAATCACTTCCCTTCGACAGCTTCCCATATCCCGACGGGCGAATCATTATCTCATGCAATTCCTCGTCTGTAGTAATCAACTCCATCGCTGGACGCAGGAAGTTCGTTACGTAATCTTTGTAAATGTCGGCTCTTGCTGCGTAGTGGTTCATGTAAATAGGATGCCTCGCTTCACCTGGACGTTTATAGCCTAGCTTCGACCAAAGCAAATCCAATGCTGTCAAGAAATCCTTATGCCATAGTGCCGCCTGTGCTATCATCGTGTGCTTTTTACTTACTATCCTGAAGGCCATCACTTCGTAATTAGATTCTAAAGCTGCCTGAGTAACTGGGAATATGTTTCTGCTCTTTTGGTGTAAACGCCATGAGCATACACTAATTTTATCCGCTTTTGATTCCATAACCAGCCGCGAGATGCATTCGTTTTCGAAAAATATGGTAAGTCCTTCATTAAAGTATGGCTTGGCGAATGGGTAAAGGTGTTTGAGGTGACTTTGGTCATAGTAGATTTGATAAAAGTCTGTCACTTACCAAGCCAGTTAGAAACCTTGTTGAAGCATGAGCCACAGGTAGAATACTGCACCTTGTTATTAGGGTTGGCGGCGTTATACTGCCTAAAGGCTTCCTCCCAAAGAGGGTGTTTCGAACGGGAGTTACGGATTCCCGCCTTATTGAGTTCTTCAATTAATGTAGCTTTATCCATTGTTGGGTATTCTTGTGAAATTCTAGCGTTTCTTCTGTCCCTCCAGCCCATACATAAATTTAACAGAATATTTAAGACTTTATTTAAGTAGTCATAAAAAAAGCCTGAAATCTTTCGACTCAGGCCTCTTTCAGTTTAGGTTAGTTAGAATTGCAATGCTTGGATGTAAGCCAAACTTGTCGCATAATCAGTGCGCAAGAACAGTCTAAAAGGTAGCCGTTCCTGGCCTGTAAGTGTGACGCTCGTACTTGTATCCTCACCTTGTGCGCGTCCTGTAGGCTCCACTACCCCCTCGGTAGCAGCTAGCCCATTTTCAGCGCCGTATATTCTGAACTGGTTGTTATTGGTCAGGACAATAGCCCCAACTGTTGAAACCAGCAAATCAGAAAGTGTATTTAATTCGGTTGGAGTATCCGCCACAAGTCTCATAATCACAGACTGTAGGAAAGATACCGCCCCGCTTTCGGCTTGTACGTTAATCGTGCTTAGAGCTGAATGAGAGAACTTACCAGCGTCAAACAGGTACAACCCGTCATAGCCTGTAAACTCTAGCCCTGTCACATATCCAGTTCCGTCTGGATCGATTGGTGAGTTGAGAAGATCCAGGTTAAAGAGCCAAATCTTTTTGACGCCTGAGATCTTTTTCTTACTTAAACAATCGAAATCAATGCCGGAACTTATTCCGCATAGTACTATACCCATAGTGGTAATTATTTAGCCCAAGCGATCAAATCACACTGTACGAAGTTGTAGCCGAAACGCATCCGTCCTTTGAAGAGGTTGGAGTTTGTGCGGCAATCAAAACAAGATGTTAAGTTGTTAAGGTCTGAAGAGCGTTCTACGCCCATGTAATGGTTAGACTTCGCAGTGAGGACCGCAAAGTGACGTATTTCATCGTAGAAAGGGTTACCAGTCTCAGAAGACAGCGACAAATCAGCGAAATCCAACGGGATAAGCTCAATTCCACGATAAAAAAGCTTGTTTGTACCGTCCTGTTGGAGTTTCCAAGACCCTTCAACACAACAATTCGTCTCCAGAGAGTACAAATAGTTGTCCCATACACTTCTAGTCACCCAGAAAGCCTTTTGATTACTGGGAAGTGCCCTTAAAATCAGTGAAGACTGCTCATAAATCTGGCGGAGTACGTCTCTAGCGTTATCAGCAGCCAAAATTGAGTTATGTTGGTTGGGGAAGGTCGCATTGTTGACCGGCATCACGCAATAAGCGGCTTCGTTATCCAAAAAGTGTGTGAACACACCGTCGATAACTGAATAGATAGAAGTTGATCCGCTTCCAAGTGAGTTGTCTCCGAAGAACATTACCTTCATTACGTCAACTTTCATCTGCTCAATGATCTGTTCAAAGATAATCGACTGTAGATTGGCTTGGATCTCGTAAGCGTCTACACCCATTCCGATGTACTTGTCAATCAATACTGTGCATACAGCGGCGAATTCAGCCTCGCAGAACTCCATATTTACCTGAAATTCACCTGTTTCAAGTCTCCGGTCGGTGATTGACCCGGCTTGTGTGTAGGTAGGGTCGCATGAGCCTGAAGCCTTCGACAGCGCGGAGGTCAGCGGCTGAATATAGTGAAGATATTCCCCACATCGTACCCCTTGGATGATTGTAAACAGTTCCTGAGGAGACGGAGCGCCAACACGGAGCGGCTTGATAAGTTCGGTATTTAGTTTACCGTCGAAAGTATACGATATGTTAGGCGTATACATGGATGCCACAGGGCGAAATTTTACTGCTTCCATTGTTAGTCGTTTTTAATTCTGTCTATAAATGTTTTACCAAACCACTCCTGCATAGGATCCATGACCGGCGTTTTGCTGTCATTGAATTGCTTCTTAACCCCTAGATCTGGTTTGGAGTCGTCCCCGGCTGTTGTGTTCTTAATCTTTTCCAATTGCTCGGTTAGATTCTTAATGTCGACGCTGATTTTGTTTTCGAGCGTCTTCACTTTGGCTTGCTCCTGTTGAACAAGGGCTTGCGATTCCTGCGCTGAGTTCTTTGTTGCCTCTAGTGCGCTTTCAAGTTCTTTTATGCGGCCTAAGGCCTTTTCGAGTTCTTCTTTTGCTTTCATGTCTTCGGGTGTTTCTTCTGTTTTTGCTTCTGCTTCTTTAACTGCTGCGATCGTCGATCCATCGCCTACGGTCAATACCCTGCCATCTGACAGCGGATAGTCGCCGGCTGCAAGGGGTTCCCCCGCCTCTGTGCTTACTTGCTTGCCTACCCATTCGCCGTCCTCTGACATTACCATCAGGACAGTGCCGTCGGAAAGGGTTACACTCATGTTTTTAGGCTTCCATATGCTCGAGATTCTTTTCCCAAGGTTCTCTATGG